ACATCAGCAGTACTTGATGTTAAGCACAAGTTCCAGATAACAGGAGTAAAGCATTCAGTAAGCCAGGGAGACTGGACAACACAGATTGAAACTGCATTGAGGATATAATGAGAGTATACAAAAAGAAATATATAAAAAAAGGATTCACACCTGGCGAGGAGTGGATGATAAAGATAAGTGAAAATGTATTTGAGGAATATGTAGGCCCTATAGTATTTTATGTAGGAACTCCTTTTGGTGGCGAAGTTATGAACAAAAGTGTTCAGAAGAATATGAAGCTATATCCTTATGACATGTCAAAAGCTGTAATATTATATGACGAGTTAAAGCCAGATTATCGTAGAGATTTTGTAGAGCCTGTACCTTATGCTCACAAACTTACAAAAAAAGAAATAGAAAAAGGTGAATACTCTAGATATTTTGTTGAAATACTAAATACTGGTTCTGTATGTGAAATAGATAAAGAACAGCATAAGTATTATAAAAAAAATAGCACACCTTATCATAAAAATGCTGCATGGGTAGAAATAAAACTGAAGCTGTCAACACTAGGGATCACACTTAACTATGAGTCTATACAGAAAGCCGTACAGTTAATAAGAACTATAAGAAACTATGTATTGCCCACAGACCACATGAAATGGCCTGGCATACTAAAAGGAATAGAAATAGGCCCTGACAGCAGAAGAATGTACCCTGCAGGAAAAGAACCAAAACCGCCAGGTGAAGAAGAGTTTGTACCAGGCACTCTTCCTATGACATATCAATTAGGAAATTCAGAAACAGAACAGACAAACAAGATAATACCTCCTAGACAGAACTGCGGAGGCTGCAGACATTTACACGAAGGCCATTGTGGATTATGGGATGCTAAGGTAAGAGATGAATACTGGTGCGCTAAATACATATATGATGGAGCTATAGATCCATATTACAAGCCAGAAATAAAACTCCCTTAATTTCCATACATCAGATAATTTTGTTATATTAGATACATGTTAACTGAACTTCGAAATAAACTACAGATAAAACACTATCTGCATTACAACAAATCTATTGACGAGACGTCTATAGATACACCTATAAATACATTCTATAAAAGGCTATATAGTAACAGATACAACATATACGATATAATACCTAAAAATAAGATTAGAGAAGAAATCGATCATCTAGACGCTATATCGCATGCGATTCCTGATGTGTCTGAAATCATGATTCAATCATATAATGATAATGTTGTTAGTACTTTTAGAAAAATTGAAGAAAGCGGCTTTTGGACTGAAAAGGGCCCTGAGTATACTAGATATAATCTTTTCACATCAACTGGCAGACCATCTAACTCCAATAAAGGTACTAACTACGCAGCATTAAACAAAGAAGACGGCACAAGATCAAAATATATAAGCAGACATCAAGGCGGAATACTTGCAGAATTTGATTATGATGCGTATCATTTAAGGCTTATAGCAGAATTGATTGGAGTAAAGCAGCCTGAAGGTAGCTTTCATAGATATCTAGGTGCACTTTACTTTGATACTGACAGTCTAACAGATGAGCAGTATAATGATTCTAAAAAATTAAGCTTTCAGATACTTTATGGAGGTATACCAAAAGAGTTTTTACACATAGATTATTTTAAAAAGACTAACGAATATATTTTTAAGTTGTGGGATATTTATAATAGTAAAGGTTATATAGAAACACCAATTTTAAAGCGTAGGTTTTATAAAAGAAACTTTAAGGATATGAATCCTCAAAAATTATTTAACTACTTTATACAAGCTTTCGAAACAGAAAAGAATTCTGAAAGTCTAAAAAATATTCTAGCTATGCTAGAAAATAAATTTAGCAAGATGGTTCTCTATGTATATGATGCGTTTGTATTTGACATTAGTTCTGATGATGGGAAAGAAATTCTTAAGGAGATAAAGAAACTAATGGTTTACCCTACTAAGCTTAAGATAGGCAGAGACTATCACAATATGAGGTCTTTGGACCTTTAATTTGATATTTATATAGATAAAAGGAATACTATGGACATAAACTATTTAATTACAGATTGGGCATACAGAGTTAACAATGGGATGCCTGATCCAAAAGACAGAAACCATCTTGAATTATTAGAAGATGTACTTAGAGACAACAAGTACTCTGACGAATTTATCGATAAATATATTTCACAAATCAAATATGGTTCTAAAATCGAAGAATTTCAAAAGTTCTGTGTAGAAGTTGGAAAGGCTTTAAGCGAAGAAGAGTTAATAACTGAAGCTTCAATATCTAAATCTCAGTATGCAGTTGGAAGTAAAGTGACACTTAAAGATTCTGAAAAAGTTAACGCTGTTGAGTGGTGGAAAAAAGCTTTTCCAAAATCAGGAACACCAAAAGAGTTGACTAAAGTAAAACTACAAAATGTACCAGAAGAAAGAATTGTAAGAATAGGTAGTGGGACAGAAGAAGTATGTTTGTCAACTGGTGGGATTATATATAAAATAATTGGAACTATTACTTCTATTGGTAGTAAATTTAATCACTACAAAGACGAAGAGGCTGGTGTGTCGTGGAAAGATACAACATTAGAATCTGCAGCATTAGCAGGTTTATCCTTCAATCCTCAACCATTTATCAATTCAATGCTAAGCGGAAATGAAGTTGTAGCTGCAAAAGCACAGAAAGGTGCAGTAGCCGCTATGAAATCTGCATTGTCAAATGGAGAAATGAGGGCAGGGTCAGCTGTAGCTAGTGGCATAGAAAAAAGTATCCCAGACTTAATCATGGCACTAGAATTAGCAAACGGAATGTATAAATTTGCTAGTGACAAAAACTGTATAGGCTGGAAGTTTATTCATAAGAGAATTGACTCTTATTATAAGGCTCACAATAAAAATCCAAAATTAGGTGACGCAAAGCCTGGAGGTAAAGTACCTACACCAGATTGTGTAATTACAAACTCACCAGATTCGTTAATAACAAATATGGAAAATGACGAGGTAAAATATACAAGTGATGGAAAATGTACAACAACTTCTGGAGATGTATTCTGGCAAGTAAGTAATAAAAAATCAGCAGCTGGTGCACAGCTAGGTAGAATCACGGGGCTGGTTAAAGCAAGATATGGATTGCCAAAGTGGAGTTCAGCCGTTGCATTTATGTTTGAAGAAATTGATATATATGAAAACAAAGAATTTTTATTGAATGAAGATCTAAAAGATTATTTTCAAAAAGGTCTAAAATATCTAAAAGATAAATTCCAATCAACAATATCTGCAGTAAGTGGTAAATTAAAAAGTATAGGTTCATCAATAGTATCTTCACTTAACAATACAAGCACTGCCCCTGCAGACAGTTTAATAAAAAAATTGAGTAAAGGATTAACGTTAGAAGAAGCAAAGCAACCTAAATTAAATGCTTGGAGATTCTCCAAAGCTGTAACAAGTGAATATCATAAAGGAAATCAAAAAAAATATAAAGAAGTTGTAGGCCACGCAATAAAAGCTTATAATGATATAAAGACGAATCCTAGCAATGGTATAACAAAAACACCTAGTTCAAAACCTCCAATTGCAGGCGCTTTACCAAAAGGTAATCCTGGAGCTAATACTGTAATAAAATTTATGGTAAATTACTTAGCTTATAACACTATGAAGACAATGATGTCTGGTCAATCTGGAAAAATACAGGCTGCATCTAAGATTTTAGAAGACTTTGTAGAACTTGAAAAAGAAATGCATTTTGGTTCAACAAATCTTCCAATATATAAGGTGTATATGAGTAATGATGGACAAGGTGCATATAGCTATTTATTTTCAGGAGCAGAATTTAGAGAGAAAAAAGCAAGTATAATAGATGAGTTCAAATCAAAAAACATCCCAGGACTTGTAATTGAATCAAATCAACTTAAAGAAAAAGGTGGCTATACAAATAATAGTGTATATGTATTATCTGATTTTAAACAAGATGGTCCAACTTATACGCAAGTAGGGTATCGTTCAAGTGGAGATAACAAACTTACATTTAGTGTTCAAGGTACAACAACTAGAACTTGGCCTTGGATGTTAAAAAATAAAAAGGTTGTAGTATAATGAGAACACAACTACTGTGCACATTTACAAAGACAAAGTTCCTTACAAAAACTGTAGATAAGATCATCGATACATACGATATTCTATATAACAAATTATTTATATTAAACAATGAACAAAACAAGTCAGAGTTAATGTGTACATATAATATAGACTCATCGCAGCGAGTAGAAATTATATCAGACACCATATCACTGCATAGGAAAAAACAAACAAACACTTTGTATACTATCAACGCATTAAATGAATGTATTAAATTGTGTAACAACGGAGTACTAGATAACCATTTTCAGTTAGAGTGGGATAACTACAGAAATTCTATATTAGTAACAAGTGACGAAGGCTTGCGAAGAATAGACACCACAGTGAAGGAAGTTATTTACATTAAAGTAAAGCGATAGCTATAAATGAAAGCCCACAAAGTAGATATAAGCCCTTTTCTGTATATCATATTAATGATAGCAGTATTCATGCTAAGCCTATAAGCGTGATATAAATATAAATTGTTAATAACTTTTTAAAAAAAACCCTTAAAAATTTCCATATATCGTAAAGTTTTGTTATATTTATATATAATTAAAAATTACTTAATAACAAAGACAAATAACAAATGAGCAAATTGACATTAGCTATACTGCTATTCTTTACAGGCCAGTCTCTAATCTGGTTCCAAACTAACGGCCAATTTATCTGGAAATGGTTTGACAAACACCCAATTTTATTATCAGTAGGACTAGGAAGTATAATTTCTTATATGTTTATTGTAGGCACTAGGCTTATGGTAGGTCATTTTGATGGTCTTTTATGGCCAGGCAGATTTATGGGCTTCGCATTAGGCATAAGTTCTTATGCTGTACTTACTTGGTACTTCATGGGTGAAGGCATAACTCTAAAAACTCTAACATCATTAATACTATCAGCAGGAATAATTTGTGTGCAACTTTTTTGGAAATCAGCATAGTATGTCAATTAAATTTATTATATTATAGAATATGGCAAAACAACTAGGATACGCATGTATAAACATGCACTTAAGAAAACAAGGTATATATACAGGCAGATCTATGATCAGACGTACATTCGATGCTAAAGGCTTAGACTACGTATCAGAACTGTGTATAGCAAACACTAAAGATCTTATCAAGATAATTCAATGGAATGAAGACAATGGAATAAAAGTATTTCGTATGTCAAGTGAAATATACCCTTGGATGTCTGAATATGAATTTAAAGATTTGCCAGGTTATGAAAAATTGTGCAAGCTTCTTAAAGCAGCAGGCGATCTTGCACAAGGTTACAGCCAAC